CATCCATACTTTTAAAGCTATTATCCGAGTAATTGCGTATAATTTTTAACTTTAGCAAAAATCTAAACTCATCATCACTCAACTTGATTGCTGTGCCACCTACTGCTCTATTAATTAAAGTAATTTTGCCATTATCAGTGGGTATGCCTGTGGCTGATGCGGTTAGTGGTATGTAAAATTTAGTAGTATCTATAATTGTGTTTGTAATATAGCGTGAAGTACCAACAATTTTACCGAGAATGTCTAATTGATTGCCTACCGCTGTGTCAATATTAAAGCCGTCCTGTATAGCTCCTATAATCTCATTATCAATTAATTTATCAGCGGTAAGTTTAATAGTATCAACTGCCTTAGTTTTGCTAGCATATTGTGCTATCAATAAATCAGCATAATATTGTGTAACTTGAGTGGTCATTACAATATAGTAATACTAATATTGTTTACATCAGGATTAAACCTTTTTTGCGGTGTTGTCGTGGTTAAATACTCGCTATAATCAACGCCATTTGCAGATAATAATAAATCTACTGGTTTACCAGCCGAGCTTTGAGCAGCCAAGCCATCTACAACTATAGCTATTACATCACTAGAGTATGCACTTTGTGAAATGTCAAAAGTTAGATTATTAGCTATATAAGTTTTTAAAGCTGTTTCATCAATACCCACTGCATCACGGATATTGAATTGTATATACAAATCTTGTGGCTCTGGTCTGTCAAAATTAGCAATAAAGATTGAGCCTTGAGAAGTTGCAACATTAACGCTTTGTGTGCCTTTCATCCCATTACCACCTATCTTAGCATAGATAGCTTGTCCTATATCTGCATCTGCACCACCTGATACAATTACCCATATACTATGTGCTGGTATGCCGTTGGAATCTTGGCTTGATGTTGTATTTTCAAGCACTAACACACTTTCTACATTAGTAATATTTCTAAGCGTGCCAATTAAGCCCTCTAAATACCTCACACTAGTATTGGCAATAGATTGTGTACGCCTTAACCTAAAATTTACATCTGATTCTTCATCTGTGCCTAATACTGTGGCATCTAAAGGATTATTTACACTTACTACACCTAAAATATTAGTAACTGTTGTCGTTATAGTGTTAGGCGTTGTAATAAGTTTACCAATGTTTGCAGCTTCAAAAGTTACTGATTGTGTACCTGCACCTGTAAACACTGCATCTGATACTAAAATAAATTCATTGCCTGAGCTATCTGCAACGGTGTAGCTCCCACCTTGCAACGTTAAAGCCCTATCTACTGTAACATCTATTAAAGTTTGTGTTTTTGTACCAACTTGCCTTTGTATATTGTTAATAGCATACAAGCTGTCTTGCTGCGTACCCACTGCATTATCTGGGTCTCTTGAATTATAAACCTGTAAACTGCGTTCTTGATTATCTCTAATAATTTGTGCAATACTATTTAACCATTGCCCATCTTGTGTATCAGAATCAATATTAATATCAGCTCCATAAATCTCTTTGAAGCCTTTAATAGTAACAACTGCACCGCTTGCATCTGTATAGCTATACCCATCTAGTAAATCTGTTAGAATCTCATCTATAGACTGGATGGTTAATCCATTTGCATCTAATATGCTAGGCAATTTGCACCTCGTCTGTTATAATATCATCATAAATTGTGCTAACAGTATAGCTAACTGTTAAAACTCTATTGTCTATTGTATCAAAATCAACATCAATAGTTAATACTCCTGTTACTTGAGCTATCACACGTTTAATATCTGCTATTGCTAACTGCTTTATTTTTGAACCTAGAATATTGCTCCAATCTACACCAGCGGCTAAATCAAAGTAACAATCGCCACGCCATGATTGCAATTTAGTCTTAATAGATTGAGCTACAGCATTATTATCACGCTTGAATAATGACTTGCCAAACGTCCAATCGTTAGTATTATCTAATGCTCTTACTTTCATTATTTAAGCAATTTATTAATTTCATCAGTTATAGCTTGAATATCAGCAGGAGCTAAAACAGCAGACATAGGAGAAGCAGCTGCACCAGCATTAGGGGCAACTGGCAAATCTGTATATCCTTGAATTTTAGTGATAGCATCTACAATGGTTTGCAATATTGCCTTCATATTGCTTTGCTCGTTTTTTATTTCAACCAAATCATCAAGCGTAATACTTGTTTCTTGATAGTTTAGCTTAGTTCTTGCTGTAGAGTAGTCAGGAATTACATTGCTTAGAGATTTTACACCCACTAAAGCTATCCCATCGTTTATATTATGTAATCTGGTAGTGCTAGGTAATGTGTCTGCCTCTCCAGTTGTAAACCATGTGTCTATGTCGTTGTCATTGAACAGCACTAAGCAAGTATCACCTGCATTGATAGGTATTTGTAAACCTCCAGTATCACTAACTGGCATGTGCAAAGGGCAATTAACAAGCAAAGGGTGGGTAACTGTATCTACACCTTGCTCTACTTTATACACCAGCTTAATAGTTGCTGTCATCTGTGCAGCGTTTACTTTCTCTATAATCCCTAGTTTGTGAGAATTAAAATTGTAAAAGATAGATTCTTTTAATGATGCTAACACATCATCCATCTTTGCATTATAAATTAGCTCTTTTTTCATTAGTTTATAGTTACTAAATTATCTGCAACATTACCGCCATAAAGTTGAAATATGCTTTTAGCATCTCCAGCTACTGTATCTGATAACATACCCTTATGCTGTACCGCTGCTACTTTATACTGTCCATTAAATTGTTTAGCAACACTAGATTGCACTTCTATAAATTCACCAATATTAATTCTAGGCTCAAAAATAGTTTCTATAGTTACACGCAAGCCGTCTAAGCGTGGATTGCCTATTAATCCAGTATTTGCACCTATTACACGCACACTAGGTCGTATGCATTCATTATCGCTTAGTATATTTAGCTCTCCTAAATCTATAAATGCTTTGTCGTTAGTATATTCTTGCAGTATATTATATGCATTTCCAGCTATAACATAACCTCGCTGATTATCGCCAATTAGTGCTGCTGTTGTAGTACTTAACTTTGTTTGCCCTGCTTCAATATCTGTTTGAGATGTTAAGGGAGCAACTAAGGCATCTATTATCTGCTGTGCAGTAGTAGCAGAATCATAGCTTATATTTGCATAAGTCTGTGTAGTGCTTAGAATGCCATCTAATGCTTCTACTTGAGTGATTAAGTCGTTGCCTTGTCTGAATGTAAACGCCTCTCTAATACCACCTCTAAAAATTACAGATAGCCCATCATTATAGCCAGCTTGTAAGATAATAGGTCGTGCGGTAAAAGTATTTTTATTGCTTAAATCTAATCTAGCTTGGAATAGCTGTGTCTGGTTATCTCTGGATAAATTATAAATACGTAAAGTCATGCTATTTAAGTCAGCACCTACCCCACGTTGAATATCAAAATCTATAGTTAAACTTTGCGAGCCTTTGTCATTGCGTAACTCTAGCCCTGTATTAGCATTTAGATTATCTAACAATACTAGCCTGTAATTTCTGCCAAACTTGCCTATGGTCATAATGCAATTTGCCTTTCTGCTTCTATTACTTCATCTGCGGTTAAAATCCCTAAAAAATAGTTATTTTGTGCAAAGTCTTCTAATAAAAAAGGGTCTGTGTCGTAATCTGAATAACAGGCAATACCAAACGGCAGTATATTTTTATACTGTCTAAGAATATTAATAGATTGATTAATCTTAACGCCATTTATAGTAATATCATTATATATAATGTTAGCTTGCCAGCTCTCATTCCTATGTAAGTAAAAAAGCTGTAGTGTAAATAGTTCGCCAGTAATTACTTTTACAATATGCTCTTGGTTAGCTTCGTTTGTTAATTCTGTTAGCTGCTGCATACTTATAACCCTAATAGCTTAAACGCATTACTTGCATCTGTCTGTGTACCTTGTGCTTTGCCTTTTTGTGCTAAGGCTGTTGTTTGGTCTTGTGCAACTTTGCTTTTTTTAGCAGAATCAGCCAAAGTAAATTTATTTAATAGTGTAGTGCTAATCTGTTTTAACTTGATTTCAATATCTAAAGCATCGTTGCTTTCTGCTACTGTGGTAACTGATAAACTCATAATGGCTAGATTATCAATGTCGCCCTCTTCTGTAGTTAATGTTACTAGCTCTTTGCCTCTCCACATCTTTCTAATCTTTGCAATAGCAACACGCTTTCTGGTTATCTCGTCTGCGGTTTCATCACCTACAATTTGCTTACCTAGTGCAATAATATCTTGTCCTTGCTCTATAGCTTTATCTACTGTGTTTATAGCACTGTTCACAGCGTTTCTAGCTTGTTGTATGTATTGAGATACACCAGCCGTATATTGTGGCAAATATCCCTCAATAGCTCCTAAGCTACCCTGCACACGCTCTATAAATTGATTGTTAGTTATTTCTGGAGCTTCGTATAAGTTATCACCTAGCAATCCTTTTAATGTATAAATTACTGGCTTGTTTATTATCTGGTCTGATACATAACTTAAATCCTCTACTACGTGGTCTGTAGTTTCTGATTCATAAGTAACAATATCATCTTGTTGAATGTCAAACAAAAAAGAATTACCTGCACTATCTGTTATTTGCCCTATTTTACGCTCTCTTTTCTCAAAAGGATTGTACTCTCTAGCTTGGGTATAAAATTCTAATATTTGGCTCATCGCACACCCCTATCTAGTTGCTGCACCAAATTAGGATAGATACTAGAGAAATCTTGTGCTACTTGACTAGCATTATCACTAGTAATATTTACATCTACATTCTGCGTAATATTTTTAGCACCTCCAATGTTGTTTAATGTGCTTTGTTGTACTCGAGGCTTATCTGTAAAATATTTATATGCTGCAGCACCTGCACCGCCTATAGCTGCACCTACTGCAGCACCTACTGGTCCTAAAAAAGCACCTATACTAGCACCAGTAATTGCACCACCTATAGCTGCATCTCCAATACTTTCACTATTAGCAACAACTGCAGCACCTGCACCTGCAACCCCTAATTTACTTAATAACCCTTTACCTTTAAAAGCTCCTCCAGCTGCTTTACCTAATAAGCCAAATTTACCTATTAAGCCTGTTAAAGCCATGCCAATAAGGGCTAAACCACCTATTAATGCAGTAGCTGAAATATCAAAGCTAGTAAACTCTTTTATTTTATCAAGCAATAAACCTATAACAGAATCACCGCCTCTAGCATATACAGCTAAATCATCTAATACTAATAATACACCGCCTATAGCTGTTATAACTGGAGCAAATCGCAAAGCAAGAAGTCCTAATACCGTTAGTAAGCCCTCAAAGCTGAACCGCATACTAGCTACAAATCCTATAGCATTGCTTACAGCACTAGCAAACATGGCAAAGCCTTTACCTATGCCAGCCATGATATCTATTATCTTGTCGCCATTCTCCTCAAACCATTTAAAACCATCTTCTACTAGTTTATTTAAACTGGGAGCTAGTTTAGCTACGGCTTGGTCTTTTAATGCTCCTATACGTAATTTAAGGCGTGTGATAGAAGTACCTAACTTAATAATATTTTGATTTTGCTTGTCACTTAGAAAAACATTCTTGCCTAGCTCGTCAAATTCTTTGCGTGATAGTCTTAATAAGTTTATAAATTGCGGATTAATGCCTAAGCTACTAATTAATGTAGAAGCCTTGGCATTGTCCATACCTTGTATAGCTTCTCTTACTTGCTCTAGTACTGTGAATGCATCACCTGTTGGTTGTATACCAAAGCGTATAAAACTTTCTGCACCTTGACCAGTTAAACGTATAGCAGCTAACCTTTGCTCTAAATTGCCAACCTCTTGTGCTGCTTGCTCGGCAGTCATAGATAAATCGCTTAATTGTGCAGCCTGCCCTAATTGTTGTAGTTTGCTTATAGCTAGCCCTGTCTGATTAGCTATATTTTGCAAGCCTACACTGCTATCTACTGTACCGCTGGTAAACTTATCTAACGCTGCAACCGCACCACCAAAAGCAGCGGTCATTACAGCTAGTCTTTTAGTTAAATTTGTTATATTGCCTTCAAAAGTTTTTACAGCTTTATTGTCTGCTTTAACTCCAAGACTTACAAATATATCAGCTATTTTCATTATTTAATGCATGTAATGCTTTTTCATATTCGCAACAATACTCATCATAGTATAACATATCTAGTATAGCTTGTGCATCTAGCTTAATTAGATTGCTGTAAGTGTCGTATCCTTGTTTACACAGCCTTAACAACACCAAACGTGGCTCTGGTATATTTATGCTTGCTTTAGGTTCTCTAATCCTATTCTGGCTAAAATATCGCTGGATTGTGTAAGGCTTTTCGGAAAAAAAGGCTTTACATTCTGTACTAGCACAGCCCCCATTATCTCTAAGAAATAACCACGCATAGCCTCATCTTCAAAAGTGGCTTGTGTAATCTTTGTGTTGTTGTAAGTACACCTAGCTGCACACTGCCATAATTGCTCCATAAATGGCTTGTTGGATACCGCTTTAATCAAGCCGTCTAATAGCACTGCATTAATGTCCTGTGCTTCTTGTATTGATTTAACATCAAAACAAGCTAACGCCCTAGCTTTTAACTCAAAAGCTTCAAGGAAAGGAGCTGCATTTATTACAGCTTCTTTACCCTCAATATCTATTTTATGCATAATATTAGCTTATAGTCCTTACAACACTACTAAAAGTAAGGTTATATGTGGCAACCGCTACATCTTTGTTGTCGCTAGATTGCATAGTGCTATCAACACCTTTAGCAATTACACCGCCCTCTAAAGTATATGTAATAGTTTTAGAGCCTCCAGTGCCGTCATTCTGCAACTTAGAGCTAGAGCCAGCAATTAAAGTAAATACGCCAGTGTTTTGTACGTTTAACAAGTTGTTAAGGAATATGTCATCACTAGAGCCAATAATTACTCTGTACGCAATAGTAGCTTTTTTACCAGCAGGTAATACTTGATAGATAGTGTTGCCATTTTTACCTATCGTAACGCTTACTTGATCCTCATCGTATGTTATCTGCTCGTATGCATCATCTGCAAAGTCTGCAAGCACACGGTCATTAATTATGCTTGTGTATTGACTATCTGCTATAACTGAATTAATTGCCATCTTACGCCTCCACGTTTACTAAACCTATTACTTTATGGATTGCTCCTGCTGTCTTTAAAGCAATTTGTATGATTGGAGCTTTCCTTGCTTCTCTATCTGTTTGGCTTTGTTGTGCAATCGGTATGTAGTACACATAGTAGCCTTGCTCTGTAATTAATCTTAAAAAGTCCTCAGAATTACCAAAAGTAGCACCGTTCCAAGAATTGCCAACACCTATATAGCCATTAGTTACATACTGGTTAAGCACTCTATTAATAGAGTTTACCAATACAGCCATACCAACCTCTGTCTGTGGCACTTTGTTGTTAGAAGTAGCTAATACATTAAATGTAGCAACCTCTAAATCTAGCTTAAGTGCTAACTCGTTGTATACATCGTCAAAATAACCATTAGCACCGCTAGTTAGTGTCTTAGTGATTCTGTTATCTACGCTTGGAAGTATATCAACACCTGCATCTATAGCTTGTGTTTTTAGCGTCTCTGTCATGTATACATCAGCATTAACACCAGTTAAACTCTTAGCATTCATCGTTAATGTAGTGCTTGTGCCTGACAACAATACACTAAATGCACGGCTTGCATAAGCAGCTTTTAATAGCCTTGCTTCATCTAAGCCAGATAAGCTAGAAATTAACCTAACTTGTGTTTTGTTAGCATCTTTTATAGTAGTGGCTATCCCTGCATAGTTACTAGAGCTTGCTAAGTGATGTAAGAAGATTTTATCTGTAAATGATACGGCACTTATAGCAGCATCTTGTAAATGTTGTGTAGTCATAAAGCCTACAAACTGCACTAGATTGCTTAATCTAGCAACTGCATCTGTTAATGTTTCACCTGTCGCATCTGCACCTGCTGTGCTTGTGCCAGCGGTAACATTCAATAATCCTGCAACGCTTAAATCTGTGCCAGTACCACCAGCTAATTGTGCTATCGCTATTGTAGAAGTAGTACCAACTGTTTTAGATGTTATAGTAATTGCTGTACTAGAAGCTGTAACGCTTGCTAGACTGCCTATTTTACCCTCTATAACTTTAGCTATACCTGCTAAAGTTGTTGCACCTGTAAAGTTTAAACCTGTAAGAGGCACTACAGTACCATCTATAGTTATTTCTATATCTCCGTCACTTACAGCTTTTAATGCTGTTAAATTAGCAGATATATCTACACCAACATTGTTACCAGCAGTGGCACTAGCAGCAGTTTGTAAGGGAGCTATTACTAATCTACCTGTGCCACTAGTAATATTAGGTGATTGACTAAAAATAGCATTAGCCATCTTATATGTAACACTTGTAGTGCCGTAATCTGTACCTACATTTAATAAATTTGTATAAACATCGTAAGAATTAACATTGCTAGGCTGTTCATGTGTAAACAACATTAAGCTGTTCATGTTAGGAGTGGTTAGACCTTGTGATGCTCCACCAACTGTGATAGTTGTATAGTTAGTTATTGATATACTCATTTTTCAATAGTTAAAGTTTGCTTATTAGAGAAATCATCGTAATATTGTACACTATTTATACTACTCCTTGCAGTATAAATAACAACATCTATTACAAATCTATTTAAAACATTACCACCCTCTACACCAGATACATTAATCATGCTATTAGGTATCTTAAATATTTTATAACCATGTTCACGCTGGCTATATTCGGCTATCTGACTATTTAAAGCAGATATAACATCAAATTGCTTCTCTCTCGCTTCACTATTGCCGCTTAATAAATTAATGCTAATAGTTTCACTATAATATACTGTTATCTTTTCTGTACCGTCATTTAAGAGCTTCTTATTATTGCCTCTAACAGTGACAGCACCTTGTTGTAGTATGACAATTAGTTTATCAATATTGGTTAATTTGTAGTTTTGATTATCAATATAAATCTGGTCATGTGCTAATTGCAGATAGTCTTTTATAACTTGTGCTAGATTAAGAATCACTTAGCACCTCTACACAATGATATTCATAAAAGCCATTCAACATGTAATCATATACTCCAAGTATTTTATAACTAAT